CCGCCAGTCTTCCGACCGCGTGGGCCTGGTGACGGAGCGAATTATTTCCCTGAAATGCTTCGACGCGAAAGAGCCGAACAACAGCAACAGCGACCGCAGAAATTACGGCAACAACCGCGCCGCCGTGGCGAACCTTCTTCAATGGCTGAACAGTGCCGCCGGCCCTGGCGGCTGGTACAGCGCCCAGCACGGACAGGACGCCCCGCCTGATAACGCGAACGTCTGGTCCAACTACAACGAATACCAGGCCGAAGCCGGCTTCCTGTCCTTCTTCGAAGCCGACTTCCGGAACGCCCTTCTGAACGACACAATCACCGTCGCAAAGTCCAGCACAGACGGCGGCGGTTCGGAGCAGATCACGCGGAAGGTCCGCCTTCTGACTATGACCGAAGTCGGCCTGGGCAACGAAAACGGAATCGCAGAGGGAACACAGTGGCCCCTGTTCACCGACAACAACAGCCGCCTTGCATACCCGACGGCGGAAGCGGTCAGCAAGTCCGAATATACCAGTTCCAACCTGAACGCTTCGTCCCCCTGGTGGTGGTGGCTTCTGACCCCGTACGCCGGCCGCGCGTACTACGTGCGGGGTGTCACGTCCGGCGGCGGTCTGGACTGGGACACTGCGTGCGACGGCGACGACGGCGTTCGCCCGGCTTTATTTTTGGCCCCTGACACTCTGGTATCTGATACAACGGATACAGACGGGGCTTATATCCTTCAATGGAACCAGCCGCCCACCACCCCGTCGTCCATCTCCCACGGGACCCCGCGCGCCGGCCAGAAGTTGACGATCTCCACCGGCGGGTCCACCGACCCGGAGGGGAACGCGATCAGTTATGTCTGGGAACGCCGGGTCGATTCCGGAGCCTACACCCAGATCGGGATCACGTCGGCGAAGTCCATCACAGACACGGTCCCGTCGAGCGGGACAAACTATCAGGTCCGCGTGAAGGCGGTCGACGCGAACGGCGCTGAATCTGCATACAGGACCGGAAACGCCCAGGCCATTTCCTACAACACGAACCCAGTGATCAGCGGAAGCGACCAGAATGTCGGCGCGAAGACGGCCCCGTTCTCCCACCAGTACACCGTCACCGACGGCGAAGCGGCGTCCCAGACGTTGACCGTTACGGAAACCGTGACCAACGGGTCGGAAACCATCACCCTTCGGACCTATACGGCGACCAGCGGCCACCAGAACACGGCGGACCTGTCCGGCGTGTGGCTTCGCCTTTTGACCGGGACCCACGTTCTGAAAATCTATGTCACTGACGGAGCCGGCGGAAGCGCGACCCGCCAGATCACCTTCACCCGAACCGTCAACAGGATCGCCGCGTCCCGCGCGATCTCCACCGACGCGAAGGTGACGAAGGTCTTCCTGTCCTTGTACCCCGCCGACCACCCGGCCGACGCGACCCTTCACGTCGAGGTCACGAACAACCCGTTCGACACGGCCCCTGTCTGGGAGGACGTCACAAGCAAGGTCGGGAAGTTCGTCCACACGTTCAAGAATACCACCGTTGCAAAGGGCTTCGGCCTGGCCTATCGCTTCTATCTGACGAAGGGGACCCAGCAGATCGAAGTGATCCAGGCGACGGTCCGTTTCGCATAAAGGAGGGGGAACCATGTTTGATCCGAAAGAATGTGACTTCGTACCAATGAACCCGAAAACGGAGTCGGAACAGACCATTGAACAACTGCAATCCGAAAATGAACTTCTGAAAGGGTGCATTATGGAAATCTGCGACGTCGTGTTCGCGTAAAGAAAGAAGGTCAAAAAATGAGCGCACTTGTAGAATTGTACGTCCGCGAAGTATCTTCCGGGAACATGAAGATCGACGAAGTTCCCGCCAGACTTCGCGAGAAAGTCGAATCCGCTATCAAGGCGGAGAATACCACGGAAAACGGGGTGGCCTAATGTGGTCCGCCGTTTTTATATTCCTTGTGAAAATCCTGTTTGGGAAGGAGGTGCTTCAAATGTTGGTTCGTCTGTATGCTGGCGAAGTGATCCTTGAAAAGATCACGATCGACGACGTCCCGCGCGGTCTTCGTGAGCGCGTGAAGGCGTACCTGGTAGAAATGGGCTATATTGACGCCCAGTAACCAGGGAGAACGGGCGTCCCCACAACCGGGGACGCCCTTATTCTTCGAAGGGAGAAAATGAAATGGAAGGAATTATTATAGCCGTCCTGTCCCTTTTGGGGACTCTGGGCGGTTCTTATTTTGCAAATAAGCGAAGTTCCGCCCTGATCGCCTACCGCCTGGAAGAACTGGAAAAGAAGGTCGACAAACATAATTCTGTGGTCGAACGAACCTACGGTCTGGAAGAAGCCCAGGCCGTCCTTGAAGAAAAAATCAAGGTCGCGAACCACAGGATCGAAGATTTGGAAAACCTGGAGAACAGGGCATGACAGGCGGAAGGCGCGCGAAAAAGCGGGAGTTTTCCAAAACCATCATTTCCGCCGTGGGGGCGGTCACGATCGTCGTGACCGCCTTCACCTTGATCATGGTGTGGAGGACTGGCGACACGTCGCCCCTTGCCTATCTGATCCCCGCTGTCTTCGCTGAAACTGCGGCCGCCACCGGCTTTTATTATTCGAAAGCCAAAGCGGAAAACCGGATCAAACTTCGGAAGAAGTATGGCCCGGAAATCTACAACGACACAAAGGAGGTATGACCCCTATGTTTAACAGTATCGTCGAAAATCTGGTGAGTATCGGCTGGTCTATGCTGATCTTCCTGTCTGCATACCTGGCGAACGTCACCTTCTCCCTGTGGTACAACATCAAACTTCTTCACGAGCCATTCGACCGCGAAAAGTTGATCAACAGCGCCTACAAGATCGCGACCTTCGTGATCGGCCTGACCCTGTTGTGTGTGGCCTTGACCACACTTCCCTTGTTTGCGAACGAAGTCGGCTGGGCGATCCCCCAGGAGTACACCGACCTTTTCGCTGACCTGGTGATCATCGGCGCGGTTCTTCTGGTTTCCTGCAAGTACATCAAGGAAGCCTTCGTGAAGTTCACCGCAATCCTGAACGCCGGCACGTCCGACGCCCAGGGAAAAGAAAAGGAAGTGATCAACTATGAGTAACAGCCCACTTGTGGACTATACCCGCATTTCACCCAATAAGAACAGCCCCAGAAACCACAAGATCGACACGATCACAATTCATTGTGTAGTCGGTCAGTGTACGGTCGAAACCCTGGGGAATATCTTCGCCCCTACGTCGCGCCAGGCGTCTTCGAACTATGGGGTCGGAACCGACGGCAAGATCGGAATGTATGTGGAGGAAAAGGACCGTTCCTGGTGCAGTTCCAACGCCGCGAACGATAACCGCGCCGTGACGATCGAGGTCGCCAGTGACACCAAACACCCCTACGCCGTAAATGACAGGGCCTTCGCCGCCCTTCTCGACCTTGTGACCGACATCTGTAAGCGAAACGGGATCAAGAAACTTGTGTGGTCCACCAAGAAGGCGGACCGCGTGAACCACAAAAACGGCTGTAATATGACCGTTCATCGTGATTACGCGAACAAGTCCTGTCCTGGCGACTATCTGTATAACCGACACAGGGAGATCGCGGCCGAAGTGAACCGCCGCCTGGGCGTGGCAGACACCGCCCCTGACGCCGGAGCCGCCCAGGGCGTGACCGTCTACACAGTGAAGAAGGGCGACACGCTGTCCCAGATCGCGGCCAAGTATGGGACCACCTATCAGGCGATCGCGGCCTACAACGGGATCAAGAACCCGAACGCGATCCGCGTCGGCCAGAAGATCAAGATTCCGGCCAGCACCGCGCCGGCGGCCTTGAAGAAGGGCGACAGGGTGAAGGTCCTGAGCGCCGTCACCTATGACGGGAAGCCGTTCCGAACCTACTATGACACCTACGACGTGATCCAGGTCAGCGGCGCCCGCGTCGTGATCGGCGTCGGCGCTACCGTCACGGCGGCAGTCAACGCCGCCAATCTCCGCAAGGTCTAACGGAAAGGAGGGCGCGCCGTGAGCGTAAAAAAGAACGACCTGGTCCAGTTTATCGGCGGCCTTCAAACCCTGACCGATGAAGTTCCGGAAATCATGACAAAGATCGCTGTCGGCGAAGGCGTGTACGCCGTGAAACAGGCCCGCCTGATCTGCACGAACGATTCCCCG